TTCAGCCCATACCGGCGAGTCCTTTAAAACGTCCGTGGGGGGATAATTTTTAGAATTGCTGGCCGCAAGCGATTGATAAACCTTATGCACGTTGTCGGTTGCCGCCGTTATCGTCGGGTGTGCTGCCCCCTGGTCAGCCAGTTTCGCCGATGTCCCGGTTACTCCGATTTCTTCGCCCAAGGTAAAATTCCCGGTGCGCTCCCGGACGTAATAGGTTTTTGATGTGATTTGAGATACGGCAACACAGGTTTTCCCGCTCGACTGTCCTGTAAGTATATCCCCTGCCGCCCAAGCCGTGGCCGGGGCCACGTCTAAGGTAAGTATTTCCAGGCCGGCCGTAATTTGCGCGTATTCGCCAACCCCATAGGTCGTGTTCATGGCAAATTCATTATAATCAGCTTCTGTTGACACCGTCGAAGAGGTCAGTATCGAATCTGTGATTTTCAAGGGCGGAATGACTCGCATTTACACAGCCTCCGTCAACATCGAATCGCCATCCCGGGTTACCCTCTGGAGGACGTTCGACGTTTTCTTTCCATACGCCTTTAATTCCGTAACCTCTTGCCTGAGCAACCTGATCTCAGCCAACAGCTCCGGACTGTCCGCCCCTACCACTGTCGCCGGGTATCCATTTTTGGGACTGATAATCAACTCGGTGCCGTGCAACTGCGCCAGGTATCCGCTATCAGGGCCAGTAGAAATCCCGCCCTCAGCAAACCCGCTGATTGCCCTCAGATAGTCCAGCCTTGACGAGTAATCGGACTCGCTCTTGCTTTACGCCAGGTCCTCTAAATAGGAATAATACTGGTCTGCCGATTCTGCCATCTGCATGAGAGCGACGTAGGCCTCTTGGGTGATTGTATCGGATTCCACGAGGGCACGATAACCGGCCCTATTCCCCGGCAGGTCGTAACCGTAAACTCCCAGGCTGCTGATCAGGTCCTCTTTCAGCTTGGCTTCTTTTTCGGAGTCCGTGAAAAACTTGTCGTAATAGGTTTCCATGGCGTCGGTCAGATCCTCAAGAGACCCGGCTATGTCGATAAGGGCCTCAGAAAATGCGATCGCCTCAGTTGTCGTACCCTCGAATGCCTGATTGGTCTTGTCCAGCCAATACTCGATCACGGCCCGGTCTTGGATTATGCGGACTGCCGTTTCCAACAAGCCTTCATTTAGCTGCTGGTATTGCTGCAAAATATCGCCAAACAGGGACTTAACAGCGGTATCGCCAACGGCAGAGATTGCGGAGGAAATAGCCTCGCTGATTTCGTCTGTGCTCAGGTCTTTCAGCTCAACCGTGAAGCCGCTGAAAGTGTAGGCCAGCGTCTTGCTCATGTCTGTGCCGAGACCGGCGGCAATCTCCAGCATGGTTTCACTGAGATTTTTATACACGAGCGTAAACATATTGAGCGTGTCCCCGCCCATGGCCTCGTAATAGGTCTGGTAGGAAATTTTGTCTTTTCCGAAGAGTCCACCGGACTTTGTTTTTTTGACCGTGTTATAATACTCGCCATAAACGCTTGCGCCTTCGAGCAAATCACTGATGGATTTTCCATAGACGCTAACGCCCGCCCCGCTCAATTCATAAGACGTTTTGCCTCCGAAAAGTGAACTGGCAATTCCTCCAAAGAAATTACCGAACCAGCTGCCCAGGCTTCCCCACAAACTCTCGTAGAATCCGGCTATTCCAGAGAGGCTATCTTCGGATAAAGACGCAAACTGCGAAACACCGCCTGTCTGGATAATGCTGGTCACGAGTCCGGTTATGTTGTCGTTCAGGTCCTTCATTTCCTCGTAGATTCCGGACAGCTCCCGGTACTCCATATCGTAAGTGTCCTGGAGCATTGCATAAGAGTTGGCGACAGACTGGCTGCCCTCTTCCGAGCCAAGGGTTGTCGCGCTGGAGGTGGCGATTGAATAGGAGGATGCGGTCGTGGAACTGCCGTTGACTGATTCCCCGATGCTGGCGAGCAGGGAAATCATTGTGGCCGTCATAGCCGCGACGCGAGCAAAAGCGGTGTACGGGTCTCCCAGGCCCTGAGTTGCTATCGCAGCGACTGCCTGGACAACAGCAACCCCGCGCTGAGCGATTTCCATGGCCTTTGCGGCTTCTTCCCAGCGTTTTGCATCGGATGAACCATCCGCATAAATATCGGCCATGGCTTCAAATGAGTTTTGGAGCTGTCCAAATCCCTGCGCGATATAGTCAGTTTTTTTCTTGAAAAGGTCGTATTCTATTTTACCCTTTTCATCGGCCGCCCATTTCGCCGCGGCAACGTCATCATCATAAAAGGCCGCAAGCCGTTTTTCCTCTTTGTCGATCCAGTCAAATACATGTTTGCGGTATTCGTCCTCGTAGCCCTCTATCGTTGAATAGAAAGCTGCCATCTCGTAAGACATGCCCCAATATTCTTCCATCAGGGCATTTACGTCGATTTCATTTCGCTGGTCAGAGCCAAGAACGGTCCCCGTCATTGTCTCGTATTGAGCGATCTTGTCCCAGAGGCTGGCGCTTATGCTCACACGCTTGCCGCCCTGAGTCCGCTGGTATTCGACCAGGTCTTCAATCTGTTTCTTTTCCCAGGTTACATAAGAGGAAAAAGCCTTTCGCATAAATTCCGTGACCTTAACTGTCGTTTCCTCTTTCTGGTTTTCATATTTAGCCCATTGTTTATTGTAATCGGCATTCAGGGCACGTATTTTGGCATCGGCCTCTTCTTGGGTTGTCGTCCATTTATTAATTGCGGTAGCCTCATCGTTGAACCATTCATTAAGCGCGGTTTTTTTCTTTTCGATGGTATCAAGCGCGAAATTCAATTCATTTTGCCCGGCAAGTACCTGCATTTTTGCCGCATGGTCGGCAGCTTCGACTGCCTGCTCATATGTCTTTTTGTATTCCAGAGAAAGGGCTTGCAATATCTTCCTCTTTTCCTGTGCGGTGAGATCATCGGCAGACTCCCATGCTTTGCCCTGAGCAGGAGCGGCTTTTGCCGAAGCCGTCCTATCATCAAATCCCCAGGCGAGCTTCATTGCGGCAGATGATTTGTTTGCATCGGCAACCATCTCCTGCCAAGTTTTCGATACTCTGCCCTTTGCATTTTCCCAGCCTTCGACAAGAGCATTCTTCGCCCCGGCAAAATCGCCTGTTAACGCTCGCGCCGCAGCTATGGCAAGACCCATGAAAATATCAGACAAGGCCCCGGCCGCGCCTTTGATTGCATCGACAACAAGGTCAAATGACATTTTCAGGCCCCAGAGAAGGGATGTAATTGACGCCATCGAATAGCGGAAAACATCAACTACAGAGGGCCAGCCGCCTTTAAAGAAATTGGCCAGACTTGTAAAGGCGGGCATGATCTGATCGGCAATCGCCCGGCTGATACCGGCGCCCATGAGCTTTGTTTCTGACCTGAATTCAAGCATGGCCGCCGTATATTTATTGACAGCCTCTTGGGTTTCTGGACCAATCCCAAGGTGATATATGTCAAGGCTTTCCCGTGAACGGGAAAGTTCAGATTGGGTAATTTTCAGGTAATTATTTATCTGCTCATAGGACCCCATGCCTATGGCAGTAGCCGCCTGATTGCGGTCCCAGCCTTCCGTGTATTTATCGAGTTTCGTTTTGACATTTTCCAGGACGGTGCGTTGATCGAGGATTTTTCCGTTTGCATCTTTGTAAGCCACTCCGAGCCTGTCCAGCTCATCCTGGTTGTCTCTCAAAGATGTCCGATAGCCATCAAAAACAGCGGTGATATCGCCCTGCCCGATTCCGAGGCGGTCCATGGCCGCCTTGTATGATTGCGCGTCTCGGGTAGAGAGTTGCAACTGTGCCCGTAATGCCTCGACAACTTTCGTTTCTTCAACAAGTGCGTCTATATGATCGCTCTGATAGCTCTTTCCGGTGAACAGCCCGACTACAAAATTCAGGGATTTCCAGGCTATAATTAAGACTGCAACCCAATTAAAAATTGTGCCGAGAACGCCCCCGGCGACCTCTCCCCATATTTTTGTCACGATCCAAACCGCTGCGATTCGCTCGGCAAGAATTTTGATATTGTCATTAACTCCGGAGAAGAAATCTTTTACTTTATCCCAGCCGCGGCCGAATGAGTCCTTTATGCTGTCTCCTATGCTGCCGAATACTCGCTTCATGTAATCGGCAATCGCGCCTCCGGCGGCTATGGCGTATCCTTTGAGCTTGTCAAACTGATCTGAAACACCTTTCTGCATATTCTCGAAGGCAGTAGCTGTCTTGTCTGCGAGGGATTTATAATTCTGCTCAATATTTTTTACGGTGCCTGATACCTTGTCGAAAAGCTTGTCCTGAGCCTTTCTGTAAGGAGTATCATCCATCCCCAATTCGGCGAACATGGTTCCTACGGGAGCGCCGTCAGCCATTTAAAAAGTTCCACCTTTCGCAGTATATGAAGGGCCGCCCTTCATTGTCCCTTGTTTGATAACCGTCGCAATTTCAGATTTCGACCCATACAAAGCAGGGCGTAGAAATGGGGTGTAAAATTCAACTATATGAGCATAGTAGACGTTTTTATTCCCTGCTATCACCCAGACATTTAAATTTTCATCCCCGTACTTTCTGACGACACGGATGGATTTTTTCAGAGCTCCCGCTTCCCGGGCTGTCCAGGGCTGTCCGGCATAAGGACCCGTCTTATACATCGGGCGGGATTCGGTTCCGACTGGACAGAGCGCCCTAGCCCTCTCAAGCACGATTTCCCCCGCGGCCTCGAGGCGGTCCATCGCGTTCGCATAAATCTGCTCGTCGGCAACTTTAGGATCCCAATTAACGACTCTCATTTTTGGGCCTATTCCTTTCAAGCCACCAATGCGCTAATCTTATTACTTTGAGAAAACATTCTTGACGCTTCTTAACTTTAAAAAGCCGCATGTTTGAATGTATAGCCATATGGTTGATGTCGACCGGCCCCCCGAATCCCATAATAAGCTGGGATTTCGTCAACAGGAAAACCCTCATCGCATCCTGATTTTCCTCGACAGGGAGAACCCGGCAACTCTCGCAGGCCAATTCTCCCTGTTTGGCTTTATTCCCCAGCTGAGCACAGGCCTCACAGGTTGGCGAATAATCAAAATGCCACTCTGCGGCCTCTATAAGTTTTTTTCCGCTTCCTCTTTCGCCTTCGCTCCGGAGTTGGAAAGCATTTCCTGCACTCTCAAAAAGTACCGGGAAAATGCGGCGTTTTTCATCAGCTTGATTTTGTTTTCACGGGTGCACTCAATGGGCTGATCGGCCGTCCAGAAAGCTCCCTGCATCCCCGTAATTGCAAAATCGAAAGAATCGTCCCGCTCGGCCTGTGCCTCTTCCGGCGATAGATCGGGATAATAACTTACCCTCTCCATTGCGCGAGTCTGAGGGTTTACAACCATCTTGTTTTCTTTCTTTCGATCCTTGCGCCGCTCCTCGTAAAAACTCGTCAGGGGACGAATCCTGAATTCGGCCGCGCCGACTTGCGGGGAATCGTAAACCGTTTCTCCGGTCTGCATATCAAAGCGGGAATTGAAAAATGGAAACCAATCCCCCTGTTCAGTGTTTTCCAGATCAAAAAAAGTTCCAGCTGTCTGCATAAATCTCCTTTCTGCTTTTCGAGCTGTTAGCCTACCCTCTCCATGGCCTTCCCGGAGACTTTTCCGGTAAAGTCAATCTGTCCGAGCGCGTTCTTATCCATTTTGATCGCGTTGAACTTGGTCAGCAGGATTTCGCCGCCCGAGGCCACTCTCCAGAAATGATTGGTGTCCTCATAAAAATAGAGGTTCGTCAGTCCTGTGGTCACGAGCTTGAGGGCGTTGAGAGCTACCTGCCCATTGGTATCATCCGGGTTATAGTTGCCCGAGAATGAAACCTCTCCGGCGTCATCGATCCCGGCACGTACCCATTTTTTAACCGTGTCCCCGAATGCGGTATCTTCCTGAACATCAGGAGCAAAACCGCTCATGGACCAGGTTCCGAGTCCGGCAATCACTACGCTGCCGTACATCACCTTTGCTAAACGTCCGCCTTTTCCAGCCATTGTTAAATCCTCCTTTGTAAGGAATTTTTGCTTATTTTACGCTGCCGCTTGATCGTATCTCGGCCGCGATTCCTCTCTCGGCAATCCTAAAACAGTCGTGTCTATCCGCTTCGCCTTCGGAAATCTCCTGTGCAGCCAAATGAACCGCTCGCCGAAAACCTTATCCGGTACCCATGTAAACGGCCTCATACAATAGTGTTCGCAATAAGCGTCTATTACCCAGGCTGTGCCCCCCATTTCCTGAGCTTGTAAAACAGCCATGGTGCCGTACAGGTCAAAGCCTTCCAGGGTTTCGTCAAACCGGAATCCCTTTTTCAGGTTCACCAGAATGCAGCACTCATCAAAACAAGAGGCTTCGCAAGGGAGCGGTCCATAGGCGAACTTCAACGGCATTCGCATATCCTGAAACATTCCCTTCATTTCGCCGTCCATGTCTTTTCCGATCACTCCAGCGACAATCCAGGAATCAGGGAGCTTTAAAAGCTGTTCCCGGACCTGATCAAGCCATCCCTGCCGGTAATACATATCCTGGTGCGTCAGGACCGCGACATCCGCCCCCTCGCCTTCCATTATCCCCAAAAGCGTGTTGAGCCCCTTAGTGGCCGACGTGGGCAGCTTTACAGTATGAATTTTCCCTTCTATCGCTGATTGCCTCAGAACCATATCAAGCCTGCATATATCGCTTACCAATGCCCCGAAAGCGATCTTGATAGCAGGGGCGGGCTCAAGGTATCGCCTCACTATCATCCCGGCCTCATGGGTTTCCCTTACCCAATCATAGAGAAAATCGGAATCGTCGGCGTTATACTTGGCGAGTTCCTTTTCAATCCATTCCCGAGTCAAAGTGTATTTGTACCGGCGCCCGGAGAAATTGTTTTTCGCAACCTCAAAGAGGCTGTATCGGTTAAGGTATCCATCACCATAGGCACCGATATATGAGCGGTTATCTGCTACCAGGACCGGCTTGCCTTGCGCCATGGCTTCCAAGGCCCCGCGCCCGAGAGTGATGCAGAGATCCGCCCAGGCGATTTGTTCCTCTATCGGGATTCGGAGGTCACTCACCCGGACGTCGTATTTTTCTTTCAGGAAAGCAAACGGGTCCGCTGCAACTGGCTCGCGCCTGATAATGAGGATGTTTTTCAGTTCCCTTCCCGGGCGTTGCTGCTCGCCTATTACAATCGGCTGCCCGATTACCTTGCTGTCAAAACCCCTCGTTATATTGTCCTCCCGGACCTCCTCGCTTATCGAGATGTACTGGTCCGCCCCGGGGGTCATGAATTCGTCCCCGATAATCCCCTGAGCGACAAATATCTTCCGGGCCGGGTTGTCTTTGATTTCTGCTAAAACGTGGCTGCAAATTATGATATCGAATTTCTCATTGGCGTACCTTTTCGGCTCGGTTGTCGCAATCACTTCATGGCCCATGGCCCTGAGCGCATCAATGACGCACTTATAGAAGCGGCTTGATCCGCCCTCGTGAGAATTTCCGGAAACATACTTTGCCGTGACAAGAATCCTCAATTTCTGCTCACCTTCGCGGCTGTCTTAACTGTCATTGTGCCGGCTGTCCTTTCTATGTCCGTTCGAAAATCACACGGTAATCAACGTGATAATGCCAAACCCTTTGCGCCCCGCTCGGCGTGTCGACGTCCTCTCTTTGCAGGCCATCCTGTTGCCGGACAAACTGAACGACGGTTCCACCTGTAACTGTCAACGAAACATCGTCAAAGAGAGATTTCAGGTTCGTCATGGCGTCGTGCACTTCGGTTGCCCCGCTTTTGTCCGAGAAAATGCTGAACTGGATCAGGATCTCATCAACGTCATTCTTGAAGGTATCCGCCTGGACCCCGGAGACGTGAAGAAAAACCGCATAAGGATAAACGGCGTCCTTATCCGCCTCCCCTTCATATAGCTGCCCGTTTACGCTGGTCCAAAAAGAGTTATGGGCGCCAGCCGTCAGGGCGTTAAATTTGGTTGTCAGGGCGGTGTAGAAGTTTTTCAAGCCGCCTCCTTGCGCCTGATTTCAATATTGCCCCTGAAAATTTTGCTTTTTAAGCATCCCTTTTCATGGTCAATAATATATTTTCCTTTTTCATCAACGAGGTGTTGGCGATAACGACCGGTTTCGTCATTGGCCCAAATCACCCGCGGAATTTCTTCCCCCGTGTCTTTGTTAATAAGCACGCTACGATATGCTTCTTCTTTCATTGATTTTTGACGTACGCTCAGAAACATCAGATTGTCTCCTTCGCTGTGATATCCAGATACCGGTTCGGTCCCTCATTGACTTCAACCAGCCCAATAATGCTCATGTACTTATTGCCCTGCTTTATCCGCCAGGAAGGCTTTACGTCCGACCTGTACCAAATCCGAAAGTTGTGAATCATGGTGCCGGTCATTTGCATGGCCTGAACGGCCTCATTGCTGCGGTGCGTGGTTTTTTTGGCCCACACGGTTGTTACATCAGTCCAGGTAGTATCAAACCCGCCATGACCGTCTGCAGCTTTCGTCTGATATTGCAGCGTGATCCGCTTATCCATTTCTTCGGGTCCGGTGATCTTCATCAGAAGCTCCAAAGCCTGTGCGACGCGAGCAAATTGTCAATCGGGTCCTTTAGGAGTTCACGCCGGGCCCCATGATAGAAAGCATCCTCAGCCGCCAACTTAACAGCACGTTTTATGTTTTTCGGGACGCTCGCTGCCGCTGTCCAGCCACAAACAAACCTAATTGATATGGGGTTGCTCGGGTAAAGCGTCGCGCTCGGCCAGCTGCAGCCGTACGGCAGCACGATCCGGCCACGTTGTTCCCCGTTGGTCTCGACCAGGTAATCAGTCGTGACCGTGAGCGTTGTCTCGGTGCCGTCTGTGTCCTTGTACTTGACAGATGTCACGCTCTGCAGGTTCCCGTAAGGCAACTCGATATAATCCTTGTCTGGCCACTCATCCATGAAGGCGTCCCAGGTTGCCGTAAGCAACTGCCGGCGGGTAATATTCTCAACGGTCTCGGTTCCGTCCTCGATAGCGTCCTGGAGGTCGTCGTCAACGGGAGTTGTCGCCGCATTGACGATAATGTCCGTTCCGAATTCGCAGGCGGCCACGAGGACCTTTGAGGCGGTCCGGATATAGTGTTTCGAGCCCGTGTATTGCTTTTCCTGGATTACGGTATCATTGGCCTCTGTGACCTGAGTAAAAGCGCCCCCGGTCCAATCCGTCCAGGTTGCATTGTCGTCTGATTCCTGAATCTTGGTATCAGCTGTTCCACTTGCACCGTTATTGACAGGGCGAAGGTAAACAATCGCCTCTTTGCCCAGGACGTCGACCCCGGTGCCGACATGGGTGTAATCGGTAGTAACAGCGTGGCTCCCCGCGGCTAAACAGGTGTAGGGGGTCAGGTTTCCCGCGAGCGTTTCGGAATCGAGGCGCAAGTGTGACTTGAATTCCGCGAGCGAAATCACATCAAGAACGGGAGCCACTGCTTGAACGGTGCGCATTTACTCTGCCTTTTTCCTGTTGAAAACCGGGAAGATATTTGAAAATCCCGAGCCGATTGCACCAAGTATCTTGGAGTTCGGGAAAACGGCCTTTGCCGCCCCATAAAGAATGATCAGGCCCATCCAGTTGTTGCCGATGAACTCGGTAAGCCATTGGTTTGAATACAGCATGAAGTCCATAGGCCTCCCCCTATAAGGCCAGCGATTTGATCAACCCGATAATCGTTGTCCCGTATGCCTCGTAAAATTCCTTCCCGGCCAGGTACTCAACCCGGTTGACGCACCCTATTATCTGTCCCTTGTCCCCGTTCGTGAGCTTTTCCTTGGCGGACAGTTCATCGAGAGCTTCCATCGTGTCCTGCAAATCAACCGAGAGCTTATATTTAAAGTCTGTTCCGAAAGTTCCCCTGATCAAACCGGATACAAAGGGCCAGGATTTAGCTATCTGTTCCGCTGATGGTACGCCCCTGTCAAAAGCCTTCTGGTACATTTTCCCGGTCTGCTCACCCATACGCGAGGACAGGGGGGCGAAAGCACAGCCGGAAAACAGGAATATGATTGCTATACAGAAAGCGATTTTTTTCATTTCTTTCCCTCCAATGTCCATTCTATTAACAAAATATAATTTCACCCTTCGTTACAAAACCGTGCCACTTGCATCCGTCCATTCTGAGGATCGAGGGCGTGAGGGTTAAATTTTCAAACGTATTCCCTACCCTTTTCCAATGGTGAGAATAGCCAATCGGAGAACCCCCATCTAATGGATTCTCAAAAGGAACAAAGCAGGGATGTTTATCGCCGCATATAGGGCAGTCAAACTCAATTCCCATTCCCTCGCGCCTCGGCATGGGATTGTGGTCTTTGTCAAATACGCCCTCACCGCCGGACCCTATCCATATTGGATTTAAGTCAGTCAGTTTCATTTCAATTCCCCTTCAAAAATAATGTCGAAATGTTTTGAAATCCGCCACTCGTCCACAAGATTGTCCGGCGTTATCCCCCAATAGTTTCCGCCGAAGGACATCGGCACTCCCGTATTCACAAGAAACATGGCCGTCAGTTCTGAACAGACCGGAGTTTTCATCCAGTGGATCCAGCGAGCTAAGCCGATCGCGTGAAGCAACAGACGGTGAAAGGGGTACATACGGTTTTTCAAGGGACAGACCGCTTCAAAGCCTTTTCGTAGCGTCCATGCGTTTTCACTTTCGGCAAAGCGGGCGATTAAAACCCTATCCCCCTTGTACGCTTCAAACAGGTTCTGCTCCGCTATGGTCCAGACCGCCTCCAGGGTCTTACCCTGAGCATCTTGGATAATACCGGTATGCCCATACTCAGCTTTACCGTCCGGGCTCTTAAGCTTTTCAGCGAGACAGATCGCCTTGCCTAAACCGTTCGGGTTTCTGGTTGCGAAAACATCGCCGGGAAGTAAAAGGTCCATAGTCACACCTTAAAAACGTGTATTCTGTCCGGGATCGGCAGCAAATCGAAATGCAGCCAGCTCACCCTTCCCTCAAGCCGCATGATCCGCGAAAGCAGGGGGTTATCCTGGTTCTGCAGGATCTTCCGCCGCGCCTGTTCCGCTGAGAAGCCTTCAATGTCGCAATCAATCGCCATCCCCCGGGCGTGCAAGCTTTTGGGGGCGCCCAACTGTTTCGCCTTCTCCGGGGTCCTGAATCCTCTCCACTCGAACAGCCCGCCGTAATGCCAGGTATTGACCGTAATCGGCCGATCGAAATATTCCCGGAGGTCGTCAAGGGCGATGAGCAGTTCCGGATTGAACAGGGTCAGGCAGTCATCGCCCATTCTTTCGTAGGTTTTCCGGTCGACAAGCTCGCGTGCCTGAAAGTGCTTCATTTGCTAGCCTCGTGGAGAATCACAGCCGTGGTTTTGGGTTTACAGTCGGAAGCCCCGCATTCAATCGCATGGCCGTGCGTATTGGCCCTATCCCACAACTCTTTAATGTCGATCTTTATCCAGCCGAGCAGGAATAAAGTTAGTGCCTGCATGCCGCCAAGTACCCAAAGCATCGTTGATTCGTTCATTGCCTGCCGCCCCCGTTTATGATATTGACTTTTTGCCGATGGCGCTGGCCCTTACCCCAGGGCCCGGATGCTCGAACATCCGAAAGGCGCTGTCGGTTTTACCTTGTAAAGACAAGCTCAATCGTATAATTCGCACTATGCGTCGCCTGGTTCTCGACCTTTAAGGTCAATGTCTCCGTAACGGCCGGAAACCGGTATGACGTCGTAAGCGTGTTGTATGGGAGCACATCCAGCGTATTTGTAGCGTGGATAAGATTCGCTCCCTTTCCGCCCAGCAGGTCCTGTCCGCGCATGAGGATCTGCACATCGGCTGCATCCGGAGCCGTTCCGCCTGATGTTGGATAGGCCACGACTTGATAGAGGTAATGTGTGCCCTGGATTATGGCCAGATTCGCCGCGCTCAAGGCCGTGTCGGGGATTGATCCGTCGTCAGCGGCTCCCGTGCAGACGAATTTGACAATCGTGAAGCCGCCGGTGTAGGCGGAAACATCTGTTTGCGTGCAGGACCCGGCCGGGAAGCAAAGAGCCGGGGAAAGTATCAGGATTATGAGTGCAAGGAAGAATTTTTTCATATCAGCCCCCTTGAGGGAAAGGAGGGCCCGGAGGCCCTCCCCGGAATTGGTTAGTAGGTCGCGTAAGCGTCGTTGAATACCGTGTAGACGTTGGGGTTTGCGTCAGTCTCATACCAACAGTGAATATTGGTAAGCTTGTTTGCCCCGTCCACGGTGAGCCCGCTCGTTTTCACTCCGCAAGAGATAAGGGTTACTTCGGAAGCGATGGCACCGACTACGGTAAGGCCGCCCGTCAGCCGATAGCCCTTGAACCTGAATCGATCATCGGTACTCTCGGTGATAACGGTGACAAGTCCCTCGATTACCTGGCCGCTTCCATCTGCATAAACCCGGATTGCATTTCCCGCGGCACCGCTTCGGTTGATATCGATTGAGGCGTCCGTTGTGGTCTCTGCTTCCGAACTGAAATTTTTCAGGATCATATTGATCCGCTTGCCGACTGCGGAGTTATCCACCTGGAGGCCGATCTGACCGTTCGCGTGGGAAATGCAGATGTTTTCCAGGGTGAACGTCCATGTTCCTGCCGCGGCTGCCGGGTCAACCCCGAGAACGTGCGTTGTGCTGGCCGAAGAGGATATTGTTGCTACCCCATCCGGGCACGTGAGAACAACATCGTCAACGTCGGGCCATACGAGCGCGGCGGCCTCGTCATATTCCCCGCTGCGAATGACAATCTTTTTGCGGGAAGTCGTGACCAGGGCAAGGGCCGCGGTCAGCGTAGCTACAGGAGAGAACAGGCTGCCGTCGCCGTTGGTGTCGTCGCCATCCGGATCGACATATATTTTTTCCGGCGTGTCGGTCTTTATCGGCAAAAGATATTTGCCTGTCGACTCGCTGTAAAAAACCAGGTTTCCGTCTACCCATTTTGATTTTACGTTTGCTACTGGCATTTTATCCTCCATCCGTGCCAAGGCTTAAAGGGAGCGGTTCCCCCTGAAAGAAGGGGCGGACCGGAATCCGCCCCGGGTTGATTAATCGTAAATCGCCGTTTCGGGAACCTCGGCCATGTAGCGGGCATCACTGAGAACAACCCAGGCGGCCAGTTCCGTGGTATCCAGATCAGCCACATTCAGCTCAAGGCAATCATATCCGTCGCCCAAATCTGCCGCGTTGATCGGGATGCAGTACATCTTATTGCCAACAGCGGCTATGTCGAATGTGTTGCTGGTGGCTGTCCGGGGAACCATGATATCCTCGTTTTTCTGGATGCCGTTGGCGACTGCGGTTTTTCCGCCGGAGAAGGTAAGGACCTCGTTGTCGACAAAGGTCGTGCCGTTGAAGGCGTAGCAAATCAGCCGATTGCCGAGGTCGCGATAAACATAACCGATGCCGCCGCCGGCGCCAGTGACAGTTTCTCCCGCCGCCGCGGGCGTGTCGACGGATTCTCCGTCATAGTCGAGAACAAAACCGGTGCTCAGATAACGAGAGAAGGCAAGGGCCGTTGCCGCACTGGAAACGCTCGTACCCTTGTGAAGTGTCACGGCTCCAGCCTTGCCGATGGTGGCACCGATCATGATGTAAATATCGGCCTGGGGGTGTTTTTTGAGACTGATGATATCCGATGCCAGCGCCCCGTCCTGGCTATCCGGCCAAAGCAGGGGGACGGTTTTGATTACATTGTTTTCTTTCTGCATGGTAAATTCCTCCTTATTTCATGCCGGGACCGAAGCCCCGGCAAATTATTCGTTTATTACCTGGTGGCCAATGCAACAATCGGACTGACAGTATTCGATCCCTTGAACGGGTGGATCGCCGAAGACCAGCGGGGCTGGCAATCGAAGTAATAAGTGAAGCGATACGTGTTCTGTCCGTAGATGAAATTGACGTGGATGCTCATCGCCTCGTTGATATCGCCCTGATCGGCTGCAACGTACTGGCTCCAATCGGCAAGAATGATATCGCCGACGGTCCCGACTGTTTCGCACTGTTCGATTTCAACGACCGGGGCACCCTTGATCCGTAAAATTCCCTGCGCATCGTAGGTTACGAAGCGGGGTTCAAGGGCTGCGGTGCCGACGGCTATGGACAGCTGGTCAAGCTGGGGACCGCAATCACGGTTAATAAACCAGGCAGGATTTCTGCCGTTAAACCTGGCCCACATCTTCGACAGGTTGTCTGTTTTTATCGTGCCCGCCGTCTGCCCGTTTTCTTTCGCAACGGTCACAAGACAATCGGCATTAAGGGCTCCAAGACCTTCGCCCGCGCCTGATCCGCGTATGGCGAGGTTCTGGCACTTGAAGGCAAACTCTTCGCCGAAGAGCCCCCGGACTTCCTGTCCCATGAAAGTCACGTTTCTGCTCCACTCTTCCGATGCGTAGAAAATACCCGTCAGCTTTTTGGGCTCTATTCGGATCTTGGAAAGCTGTGTTTTGGAAGCATCAACGGTCCCCAATTCCTTGTCGGTGTAAACGCGGATTCCTCCGCCCCGCGAACCATCCTTGCGGGACTTCTCGTCGATTCCGATGATTTCTATGAACTGCGTCGCCGTAAGGGTCCTCTTTGCCATCTTGGGAAGAATTGCGGAGTTGTTGAAACCGTTGGTCATAAGGTCAACAACGGTCTCGCCCTGGAGAAACATGCCGCCGTCGGTGGGAACGCCCACAGTGAATCCGCCTGTTGCGGCTGCACGATTTTCTTTTTGGGCGATCGTGACGAGTCGCTGCACGTACCTTTTCTGGCTCTGCTCGAGGCGACTCCTGGCGTCCCTTACTTCCTTTCCGTCGAACTTCGGATCGGAAATCATGCGAATGTCCGCGAGCTGCATACCGAGCGCGGTTGCATTCGACCCCCTGTAAATCGGCTGATCCGGCCCGGTAATCGGGTGCGCGTTCGGATCTTCCAGGGTGACTGCACCGCTGCCGGTCCCGTACAGTTCCGTACGGAGTTCCTCTTCGGCCTTGAAATCGTCCCATTCGCGCTTTGCCTGGTCAATTTCCGCCTTCAATGCCGCCCTCTGCTCCAGTTCTTCGGCAGTGAGAGCGCGGCTTTCCGCTTCCGCCTTTTTGCGAATTTCCTCCATTTTTTTGAAGGCTTCGTCCATCCGTTTCTGGTACTTGTTCATTGTCGTTTCCTCCTTAAAAGCCCATAATTTTTTTATAAAGCTCGTCCTCTTCTCTAAGGAGGACTGTCAATTCCGACCGATCCTCCGCCCCACCACCTGCGCCCTTTGGCAGGGCGTTCTTTCTATGTTCTTCAAGGGACCTGAGTCCCACTTCCGTGTCTGGATAGGCGGGAAAGGTCACCGGGGAGACATCGTAAAGCTTGACTTCGATCAGCGTCCTTAATTCGTCCGGATATTCGCCTTCCCAGAGCTGCGCGACGGTTTTAAACCCGAAAGACATCTGATCAATGTCGCCGCGCTCGATGCTGGTCATGAGATCCCGCGCCCACTGAGCATCCGGGGGTAATATGTCTATCTTGAGCCCCTTCAAATCTTCGGAAAGCGTCAGGGTGCCGCTTTTATTACGCCCGAGCACATGATTTGAGTCATGATTCCAGAGCGCACGGATATCATCTTCCTTGATCGTTTTCGTGAAGCATCCGGGGGCGATTTTTTCCCTGAATCCCCATAATTCTTCGGAAATGGAGTTAAAAACGGCAGCATAGCCGACAATATGGCGGAGCCCTTTTTCGTCTTCGATTGCCCGAAACTCCGAAACTGGAAAGCAACGGCGCTCAATTTGATTATCTCTTTTTTCTGTCATTTTCCTTTACCTCCTGAACCTCAAACCGAATGCTTTCTTTATGACAAACGACCACGCATTCTTTGGTTTTCCCGTTTTCCTCTTCCGGAAATTCTGACCCGGAAATTACTGCGGTTGCATACTCGTCATTCTCATTCATGAGGATGCTTTCGATTTTCCAATCAGGAGGAAACCCTATTGCGGAACAAATCAATTGCGGGGTAATTTTGACTAGACCCTTTTTCATTTGTTTTTGTCCTCGCACTCTCGAGTTTCAGGCTGAGGCATAACCGCCTTTTCGCTTTCCCGGCACTGCGGGGTTTCGTATTTTGGGGCAATTGCCTTTTCGTACTGTTTTTTCATGGCTTCACCGGCGGAGTTGTCGGCCTAATTACGTCAGTTCCCAAGTCAGACAGCCCGATCATGTTCTTTTCGACGATGTATTCCTGGCCGAGACCACCCGGAATCGGGTTGCGATTTTCCTGTTCTCTTATTTCATCGGCATTTACAACGCCGTTTCTCTTGTAAAGTATCTGGGCTGTTGCCCGGGAAACGATATCTCCACGTAACATCCCATCAATGTTATGCTCGAAAAAATAAGTCCCATATTCCGAGGGGTCCAGAAGCGCCATATTGTAGGATTGCTCGAGCCGCACCAGCCATGCCCGCAAGGTTTTAGTGGCGTAATCTATTGCAAACTGCTCCGCGCTATTAAACCCGACTGCCTTGTCAAATTCGCCGTACATGTGCGGATGAAGGCGATAGATTCGGGTGCCGATATCCACGTTCTGAAATTTCCTGGTTTCAAGGAATTGCGCTTCATCGTTCGGAATGCCTAATTTTTCGACCTTCTCCGCCTCTTCGATCAGAAGGACCCTGTGATGTTTTCCGAGGCCCGCGTGAACCTCTTCAAGGGCTTCTCTTTTTGCCTTCGGGTCTTTCATCTGGACCTTGGAAGAGACAATCAGGGATGGATGAATCCCGTTTTCGAAATAACTTGCGCCGTATTCCTCAAGGGTTTTCCCGAGTCCCATTGCTTCACGTGCCGCTGCTATCGGCGAGTATCCAATAAGGCCGTTGAAGCTCAAGCCGGGAGTGTGAAGCATGTTTTCTCTGGGAAGTATTACAGATTCCCTTGCTCCGGCGTTACTCGTTCCATCCAGTCCCCACGTCCCTTGGTTGAATGACATGCTGATCTTGTATTCTATTTTTTTTCGCGAATTTCTTTTAGGCGTGACCCTGTTCGGGGTTATTGGCCAGATACCTACGGGCTTTTTTATCCGCCCGCCGGTCCTCTCGATCTCCGCATAACCGTTCCCCCAGGCTAAAAGGTGCGCGGCGTATGCCTCTCGGAATGACATGGCCGTCATTTCCGGATTCGGACGGTCATGAAGCAGGAAATACCTATCATCGGCCCAGGCCATATCTTTTCCACCGCCCTTTCGGCGCCGGTAGAAATGGAGGGGCAGACTTGCGGTATCTTCGGCTAGAATTTTGATGCAGCACCAGACAACAGACAGTTGCATGGCATTAAATTCAGAAATTGAGGCTCCGGATTTGGTTTTTATGCCTGAGCCCCCATAGAAAAAGCCGCCGGGGTAGTACCATGAATTATCAGTGGCACCGGCTGCCATGCGCCTTTCCATGTTTGCTATGCTGCCCATTATTTCGGCACCCTAATGATCCATCCAAGGCCCAAAAGCATTGAGACGAGCCCGAAAACTGCCCATCCCAGCCACGGAAAAAGCTGATAAAGTCCATACCCGATGCAAAAAAGACCGCCATAAACCAAGCAATCGCGGATATCAAAAGCGGATAATGCTTTTACGGCCACCGTTTTTATTCCGCCGTAAGTCCTGGAGAAAAACTTTTTTATCTTTTCCAGCAATATGAGCACCCTTTTAGGGATTAAGTTCCCGGCGACCCTGTTGGCCCAGGACAAGGCCGCCGCTTCAAAAGAAGGAGGGAAATATGCGGGATTATAATTTCAGGGAAAAACAAGAAATGATACTGACAAAAGCTGCCAAAAGGTGACATTAACTGTCAAAAGGTGACACTACTCCGTTGTGTGCTGTAGTTTCCATTTATCCAGTTCGGTTTTTGTTATGATTGGATGTCCGGCAGGATCTCGCGTGATTTGGAGAATTCCCTTTTCGGCATATCGCAAAACTGTTCTTTCGCTTACCCGGAGATATTCAGCAATCAGGCCCCAGCGGTCGAGAATTTCAGTCATTGATTTACCTCCCTGTCATTCTGGCGATCATTTCAGCCTTGCTTAAATTGTCGTAGACAGAACCGGCCGGCGGACCATCATCCAGGATCCCGCAGGCCATAACCGTGGCAGTCAGGCCGTCGACCCGCCCCGTTGATTTCCGTTTTGAAACCTTCCGGTATCCATCCTCATCGGCATTCATAACGGCGCTGGCCGCGCACCAGGTCATTACCGGGTTGCCATCGTGCCGGAACAGCTTCTCAAGCAAAAGCATTTCAAACTTGTCGATTGCCGGGGCCATGCTCCGCGGCTCCTGGCCGAACGGCATCATTTTGATCCCGTAGGACCCCGGGAACTTCCACTCGCGCTTTTCCTTGTCCCACTTGCCGATGTTGAGCTCAATCCCGGCCTTCTCGGCAAATTCCATGAGGTCTTTTATCCGGCTGCGGTCGTAAGCGATCCCCTGCAGGTCATATTTCGTAACCCATTCATCGATGGTTTTTATAACGTGTGCCTTGCTTATAGCGGCGCACTTGGGGGCATAGAGATAATCTGCATCCCTCCAGGCAATGTAAGGCACATGATCATTGTCCTGCTTCTGCCTGATACCTTCCCCGGGAATCCAAAACCAGACCTTCAGCCGGAAATAGGGGTCCTTCCCCTCTTCCACAAAATCGGCAATTTCCTCCATCGTGAACGGCACAATAGATTTTTTCCCGTTCTCAAGGGTTATGGTCTTTGGCGGAACTTCCGGCTCAAACATCAGGGCGAAAGCCGTCAAGTCATTCACCGAGGAAAGGTCAAGCCCGCCCCAGCACCGGCGCCCCTTCAGGATATCGACGGAATAATCCTTGTCCTGGCAGGCCATCCATGCCTCTTTCGAAATCGCCGGGTTATCTGCTTCCGTCCACTGGCAAAAGCAAAGGCGCTTGACCGTGGCCATCTTCGAGGGCATCCCCCTTGCCTCTTTGACCTGGCCACGGATGTAATCATACCCAGGGATCCCGGCATCAAGGGAAGGGTTGACCTTCGCCCACAAGGTTTCGTCCTCGAGATACCTGTCGTTTTCCAGGTCCTCATCATCCAGGGAGCAAATGAGGGCGAAAAATTCATCGTTCTCGATCTGCTCACAGGCGATCTTGGCGCCCATGTCGTGATATTCCCAGCAGACCGATGTTTTATCGTGGCCGGAATTGGTGATCATGAAGGACAGGGGCTGCCGGCGGAACTTAAAACCGGCCCTGATCATTTCGATCACTGTGCCGTCAGGGTGCTCATGTATCTCGTCAAGCAGGGCGATATGGGGGCGAGGCCCCGACTGCCCCTTTTTCTCGGAAGATATGACTTTGAAAAATGAATTGTTTTTCGGATAGGAGAGTTTCCACCGCTTATCGCCGACCCCGGAGGCAACCAGGCGCGTCTGCAGCTCGGGAGACTGGTCATAAAAAGCGATCGCATCCCGGAAGAGGACCATGGCCTGATCCTTGAAGGTGGCCGCCGCATACACTTCGGCCCGGGGCTCCCTGTCGGCCACAAGGCCTTTCAGACCGACGCCGGCCGCAAGGGGGGATTTTCCGCTGCCCTTCGGCGTTTCGATATAGGCAACCCGGAAGCGCCGCATTCCATCGCCCTTGCGTTTCCAGCCAAAAAGGCTGCCAACCACGAAGCATTGCCAGGGCAGCAACAAGAACGGCTGCCCCTCGAACTGTCCGCCGTTCAGGAAAAGGTATTCTTCGAAAAACCTGAATGCCGCCTCGGCTTCCGAGACAACATACTCGAACGGATACAGGTGGTCGGCTTTCGCCTTCTGCAGGTCGTTTAGATGTCTCTGGCACGCCCCGCGGACGAATGGACCGGCGACAACCTTGCCGCTTACGACATCCCGGGCATAAGCCGTCGCTCGATCAATCGAAGATATCTTCTTTTGTATCTTCTGCTTTGCCATTTTCCTCTAACCCAAAATTCCCCCGGTTTGATACCGGCGTGAGGTAGAACTGTTTTTGATAATCAAGAAACAGTTTCGAATACTTGCGCTTGAGATCCGAAAGGGCGCTCTCCTTGAATGTTTGCGTCTGCGTTCCGTCGTTCACGCTCCACTTGTCGTCAACCTGCAGCAAAGACCTGTTTCCGGGGATCTTAATTTCACTGCCGCAGCCATCGCATTTCTGGACCACGCCCAGGTTGATCATCGTGTTTATGTCCTTCAGCCGGGAGTAGAGATCGCACAGTTCGGCAAAGGCATCCTCGGATAAAACATTCAGGTGGCCGCGCTCCATGACGGTCGGCGCTATCTTGTCCCAATAGGTTGCCGCTATTTCGTTTAACCCTTGAGGGCGGTTAACGGGATCTGAGGGCGGTTTATTTTTGGGAGGCTTGCCCCCCTTCCCCTTTGCCTTCGGTGCGCTACGTTGCGAATTTTCAAAGGTCTTTTTACATTTTTTGCTATGGAATAATTTATTGGTCGGTCCATCAAATTCTATGGGGCAGCCTTTGCACTTTTTAATCATGAGGCACTTCCTGAGTGCGGTTTATGGATATTTTGAGGGCGGTTTTGCACGCTGAGA